ATGGATCCGGCGATCGGCCTGCCACGTGAAATCTACATAGATAATGGCCGCGACTACTGCTCGTATCGCTTTGCCGGGCGCGGTTACAGAGGCAGGCCGATGACCGAGTCCGACCAGTTAAGGCTGATTGAGGAAGGAAAACAGGTCGCCAGCCTTACGGCTCACCTGGATATCAAAGTCCATTATGCCATCGTGGAAAATGCCAGGGCAAAGGTCATTGAAAGAGCCTTTAAGGATGTTGTAGAGCGGTTCAGCAAGAATTACAGCACCTACTGCGGCAGATCTACCATAGAGCGCCCTGAAGATCATAACGAAACTATCAGGAAAATGCTTAAAAACCATAAAAAAGGCCGCGCTGTACTTACGCTGGAAGATGTAAAGGCCGATCTTGATACTTACATCCGGCAAATATGGAATAAAACGCCGTCAGCTGCAGGCCGCGGGCGCAAAGCCGAGTGTCCGGACGAAACATTTATCAGGACGCGCCTGCCGGTTCGCCGGGCAACGCCTGACACCTGCAAACTGCTCTTTATGAAATCGACCAACCCGCGCAAGATCGGGCGCAATGGCATCACCTTCTGCGGCGAGGAATACTACAATCCGGATTTCCTGCTCATCAAGGGCCAGAGCGTCTATATCCGCTACGATGAGGATGATTTATCCAAGATCTATGTCTACAGTACAAAAGATGAATACCTCGGTACCGCCGAGCGCGTCGAAGCGCTGCCGGCGATCGGAGCAGATCCGGAGCTTTTAGCGCAGGAAATGGCCCGCAAGACCGGGGCCATGAAGCGGCTTAAAAACCACCCGCTCACAAAAGCAGCTAAAGCAGCCGATTTACCGAGCATATCAGAAATCGCTGCCATGTTCGCCAGGAACAAACCCGCCCCGGATCCTGAACCGACAGACGTCATAGAGCTGGTGCAGACGTCCAGAGAGGTCAACAGGAGCGCCAAACGGCTTAAAGCCGCAGGCGATACCTTAAATATAAATCCCTTCGAAGCCATGCTGCAGGGGACGATAATACCAAGAAAGGAGCGCTGGAAAAAATAATTATCCAAAAAATCAAAAAAGAAATGAGGACAAAACATGACCGAAAACAACTTTTATAACCACTCGAAAGATTCTAATTCGTTAAAATCAGAGATCTATCCAGTAATTCGAAGTATATGTACAGTCGGTGACGGCAGTATTGAAAACCCGCGGCGAAGAGTCTACAGGTACTATGCTTTGGATGGGGAATTTATTGGTGAGACACCAGTTCAGACAACAATAGTGAAAAAAGCACAGCCTACAGAAACGCCGATCAAAACCAAAACAAACACCGATGGCACCGAAAACGAAGTTCAATTTCGCTCAAACAGCGTGTTAAACATTATTTTAAAAATACCTGCTATTTCAGACGAAGAAATTAAAAATGCTGTGAAGTTAGCCGATGGAATACAAAAAGAGCACAGCTGTAACTGTACTCTTTTTGCGGGTGCAAACCTATGAATTTGCGTTCACGGCCTTGGCAATTTCTGCATAAGCTTTACAAATCAAAGCAATTCTATCGTCGTGAATATTATTATGAGTTTTAACTGAATCAGTAATATCCAGCAAACCGCGATTTATCGCAGCAACAAGAATTTCTTTTGTAATTTCAGCCCTAGTCATAACTATCACCTCCTTTCTGTTTAAATTATAACAGAAAAATTAATGTGAGGAAAACCAAAAGGCAGCCGCCTGCAAGCGACTGCCTCCCCTAAAACCATGCAGGCGAAGTTGTGAGTACCTGCGTAAATAATAATATCAAAATAACCATTAAAGTCAAGATAAAAGCAATTTTAAAGGAGGAAAAACAATGAATAACCTGATCGAAAGAGTTAAGCAATATCTTGCTGCCCATACAGATATCAGCCAGCAAAAACTGGCTAATCAAATAGGTATATCAGGAGCTGCCCTGTCCGGATTTTTAAGAGGCAGCTATAAAGGCGACCAGAAAGCAATCGCGGATAAATTGGAGGCTCTACTGTCAGCAGATGAAAGCCGCAGCCGGGCGATCAGCGAGATCAGGTCCCCTGAAATCATCGAAACCAATATCATGAGGCAGATCAAATTCGGCATGGACTACGCCAGGGACCGCAACGATATCATCGTTATTTATGGCGCGCCCGGGATCGGTAAGACCATTACCGCCAGAGACTGGGCTGCAGATAACCCGACCAGCATTTTTATCACGGCCAACCCGAACCTTGCCACCAAGCGCTGCGTTATGGAAGAAATACTCGAAGCGCTGCGCCAGAGAACAGACAGCAGAGCTGACCGCATGCATCGCTCTATTGTTAAAGCACTTGAAAAGACCAATCGCCCCATCATCATTGATGAAGCACACTTCCTGCGCCTTGAAGCCATAGAGACCTTGCGGGCCATTTACGACGCTACAGGCGTACCTTTGATCCTGATATCAAACCCGACGATCATGGACAAGATCACCGAAAAAAACAAACTGATCACAGGCCAGTTTTTCAGCCGCAGCGTAAAAATTCAGCTTAACGAGTCGGTGCCCCTGGAAGATGTTGAAGCGATCGTTCTGCAAAATGGTGTAGAACTTGACGAAGAAGCGTTGGATGAGCTGCACCGCGCCGCAAATAAGACCGGAGCGCTGCGCCTTATGACCAAGCTTTACCTGTTTGCCCTCAAAATGGCTCATAGCGCAGGCGAGAAGCTGTCTATCCGCCATATTCAGGCAGCAGAGCAAGTTATTACAATAGTCTAGGAGGCACAATGGATCAAAATAATTATGAACTCATGAGACTTACACATATTGGGCAAAGTCGTATAGCCTTTGGTTTTAATTCCGATTTAAAAAAGTCGTATGCCACCTGGGGCAAAGACAGCAAAGGCAACGAATGGTTTGAAGCCTGGGAAACAAAAGACGACGCTATCGCAAGTTATTACTACCACATAGCTGACGCCAGGGAGGGAATATAATATGCTGCGCGATATTTTAACAGCAATTATCAAAGCGCTGAAATGGTTTGTCGGCTGGCCGCGCCCAGTGCTTACTGCTCAATTTTCAATGGGTGACGTCGTATGGTACAAAATAGACACGATCTTTTCAGAAATAGAAAGCAGGGCCGGCAGAGGATACATAGCAGCAGTAAAAATAAACCGCAGCACCGGCAAAGTAAGGTATCTCGTAAAAACAGAGCACACCAAGTTTAATGCCGTCTGGCGTGAAGAAAATGACCTGCAGCCATATATAGAAACAGATAAAGGAGCCGACAAAAAATGAATGATACCAAAGAAATCAAAGACATATCAACCGCCGAGGCTATAATTTGGACAGTTGTAATAGGCACAATAGCAGTAAGCCTTTTCCTGTTATTTGTATTTCTGTTCTGCCTTGCCGTTAGCCTTGGAATAAATACCGCCGAAACGATCGTCGAATACTTTATCTGGCGCGGGGGTGTTATTGGTGGGTGAAGTCATTGAATGCAGCAAATGCTACCACCTGCAGCAGACTGCGCCGGATGCAGGCTATTGCGGTCATATGCATGTCAATCCATGCTACCGCGGTATGCACCGCGAACCGAAGGTTACACCGGTACCCCTGGAAATACTTCCTCCGCTGCCGCCCATGCATCACATGAGCAATTCCGAAAAAGGCTGCCTCGCAGCCCGGGAAAGAAAGGTCAAAGCAGTAGCACCGCTTGGCTCAGGTAAATATAAGCACCTGATCAAACCACCGGACGGATCCGAGGCCGCAGATAAGATGTTCAGATCCCACGATCTGACAGCTGAATCTCCGCATCCAAAGGCAGGAAGCCTAAAATCCAAAACAGTAAAAAGAGCTGCTCCGCCCCCGGAAGTACCGGAGTACAAAGAATACGGAAATAGGACGAAGAAAGCAAAATACGACTATAAGGCGCATCATCACAAGATATTTGAAATGCTTATTGCCGGTTATTCATACAGAGCCATAGCCGCCAGAGTCGGGATACCTGCCCAGCATATTTGGAAATATTGTACTAAATATCTGAAAAATAAGGAGGACAAAAATGTCTGAAGCAACATTACTGCAGGGGGGCAAGTCCCCGAAAGAAATAATCACTAAACTGCAAAGAGAATTAAACAGAGCTATCAACAGCGGCGCGCCGCTGATCGTCTGCTTTGAAAAATCAGATTATACATTCGGACACTATGAAGATCCGGACGCACTTTTAAAATTCGGAATCCGTGTACTGAACCGAATAGCCGGTAATCTCCAGGACCAAACCGGTGTTTCAAAACAAATAATCCTTGAAGCATTACTGGAAAACGCAAAGGAGGAAGTATCAGTTGAGCAAAAAACAGATGCCGAAGAACAAAAACCGTTCCACTAAAGCTGCCTTTAAAAACAAAGTCTGCCGCCGCTGTGAAATCGGGCGCAAAAGCCAGAAATCAGGCAATATAACAGCTTCGCTGGGCAGCAGCATAAAATCTCACGAAATCGGTAGTGTGCTGCTGCCGAAGGGAGAAAAAATATCACTATGGGAGAGGATCAAAAGATGGTTGAATTTTTGAAAAAGATAATAAACAAGCTGTTGGCGCCCCGTTTCATCGACTTCTCTGAGCGTTTGCCCGAAGAAATTCCTGAGCGCCCGAGAATCAGATGCAACGAAATACTTGAAACAAAAGAAGGACATAAACATGAAACTCATTATTTAGCGTTGCCGCAGGAGTTTTTTGAAAGACAGGCATCTGGCAAAGACACTAAAATTTTAATAAGCGACAAACGTCTCCGGCTAAGCCCTGGTGACTGGCTTGTGATCAAAGAATGCAAGCCGGAAGTGGGATTGTACACAGGTCGCGCCGTGACGGGAAAAATAGCAAATGTAGAAACGGCACACCCCTTTCCTGGCCGCTGGGAAGTATACTTAGACCCAGACGCCGTCTACTGCAATAAAGAGATAACCTGCAAGTCACTGCCGCAACCAGAAAGAACTCAAAAAACACACACTGTCAAAACACTGCCTGAATATTACCAAGCAGCAGCTTCAGGGATCAAGAAATTCGAGCTGCGTAAAAATGACCGGGACTATCATGTAGCAGACATCCTTGTCCTTAAAGAATGGGAGCCCGAGACAGGCTATACCGGACGCGGATCAAGGGCTGAAATAACATATATCATTACAGAAAGTGAATTTTTGGCCCCTGGTTTCGCTGCCCTGGGCATAGAGATCATAGAGGATCTGCCATGATAATATCTGTTGTAAAAATAGCAAAAAACGGTACCTGTACAATCCCTGTATCTATCCGCCGCCTTATGCAGCTCTCGCCAGGCACAAAACTTATCGCCAGCCTGAAGGATCTGCCATCGGGAGAAAAAGCCATCACCCTGAAAAAACGTAAAGGAGCTCAAACAAATGAATAATACAAGAGATATTCAGGCAGCCATCGACGACGCGGTGATCCTGGAAGAAAAAATATCAATCGCCAAAGAAAAACTGGAAACACTGAAAATAGAAATACAGTCTGCGTTATATAGCAAAATGCGCGACCGTAACCTGAACTACGCTTATGCAGCTTCGGGATCTGGCCGGGCTGAGCTCATGGTCAGGACCAGGCTTGATATCATGGATTACGAAAAAGTCAAAAAACTGCTTGGCAGCCAGGCCGAAGAAAATATCCGGATTAAGACAGATCCCAAATATGACATCAAAACAAAGTTCAAAATCGCCCTTACGGCGCTTTTAAAGCTGGATTACGAGGAAATGGATATTAAAGAGATTTTAAACGCACTGGGGGCCGATTCTGACGCCGAGAAAGTGCTTCTTAAGAAGCTCAAGGGCGAATACAAAAAAGATTCAGAACTTTTGAGAGCCGCGGGGCTCGGCAAAGATAACCTGGAAGAAGAGCTGGATGCCATCAGAGCCGCCAAAAACGCCGAACTAGTCAATAAATATTTCGACCTTGCCAATTTGGACATAGAAGAACTGGCCAAGGCGATCAGCGTCGAAGATACACTGGCCCTGACAATCACATCCGGCGACAGTTGATGCAAAGGAGGCGGGCAAAATGGCGAGCACCATAACAAAAAAACAGGTCACACTGCTGCAGACTGCCAAAACCAAGCTTGGTCTCAGCGAAGAGGATTACCGCAGCCTGCTCTATAAATATGGTGTAGACAGCACCAAAGAGCTAAAGCAACCGGCTTTCAAGCATCTCTTAAAAACCTTTCAGCGGCTTGGATTTGAAATGCGAGCCCAACCAATGGCAGCTCAGTTGCGACATATCGTGAAAATGCAGTCCGATATGGGTATAACAGACGCTGGGCTCAACAGCCTATGTCAAAAGACTATATGCAAACACAATGCAGAAACACCCGGCGACTGTTCCAAGATCATCGAAGCGCTGAAAGCCATCAAACGCCGAAGGGAGCTCCTTGCCGATGGATAAAAAAATCAAAATCCAGCTCGAAGCGGATGTGCGTCCGGAAGATTTTACACAGTCGTTTCAGCCGATAATAACCGCGATCGGGATAAAGGCAGCCCTTGATCTTTGCAGGTACAGCGGCGGGATACAGCAGTATATACCTCTGTATGACGAAGTGCTGGAAGGGCCAAGAAACCGGGCCATAACAAAAGAATTCGACGGTTCAAACACCCGGCCGCTGGCCTGGAAATACAACGTGTCCGAGGTCTATGTGCGCAACCTGCTTGCGCAAAATAGGAGATCTGAAAACAAAAGAATACTGAAGGAAAATCAGGTGAACCTTTTTTGACTGCAAAATACTAAACGCGTTGAAAAGCCAAAATTTTCAATACAACAGACAATAAGATCAAGCAAATTGCTTGATCTTATTGTTTTTTAGGAGGGCCAATACCTTGAAAAAATTTATTCTTGACCTGATCTGCGATGCAGAAGGACACCCCAGCTGTACTACGGTTCTGGCCATTACCGGCTTTGCCTTTTTTATTTTCGTAACGATGTTTTTGCTGATTCAGGGAAAAACATGGACACATTATGAAATATTTGCCGGCACAATCCTGACGGCATGCTTCGGCGCGCAGGTCACAGGAAAATTCATCAACAGCCGCGGTGCAAGCAGCGCTATAGGCAAGCTTGATGGAAAAAGTTAAACTGCTGGCTGCGTTTCTCGCCGGCGCGCTGATAACGGCAGCCTTGATGTTTTATTTTGCGCCAAAGCCGAAAAAAGAACTGCCGCTGACGTCAAAAGCTGAGCTGACCGCCACAACCAGTACAAGTGTCGGTTATGTCGCCAAAACCGGAGCCGATGATCCAGACGCTGAGATCACTGCGCACGCTCCGGCGGTAAAAATAAAATATAACGATAGTTCCTATACCCTTCCGGCTCTTGAAAACGAGCAGCACAAATTCGATGCGGGCAAGCTTACTGTTGAAAGTAAAACGGAGGCTGCTCTTGACGTCACTAAACTCATTGACCAGCTGGCTGAGGCAAAAAGACCGCGCCATGCAGTAGGCATATGGCAGACCGCTGATGGGCCGGCGCTTAGTTACGGATATTTTATTGCAAAAAATAAAAAACTCACAATCATGGCCACTATCCCGGACGCAAAAAAATACGCGGCCATTGGCCTTGAAATAACTTTTTAGGAGAGCAAATTATTAAGAACACTAGACCCCCGATCCCCTTTCGCGGCAATAAGTACATGTGGGGGGGACGTCTGTCCGACGCATTTAATATTATAAACGGACACAAAGTATATTTAGACCTTTTTGGTGGCAGCGGCTTTATCTCGAACACTATCAAAAAACAAAACCCTCAAAGTCGCGTTATCTGGAACGATTTCGACAACTACAATCACCGCCTGGAATTGATACCACAAACAAACATAGTCCATCAATACTTGACAAAGCTTTTCGAAAACATACCTAACGGGAAAAATGTTCGCAGCTATCCAGATATATTCACAGAACTGAATGTATATCTCCAAAAGCTTCCAGAAGATTCAGATTGGATAACTATTGGCAGCTGGTTACTGTTTAGCGGAAAATATGCCGCCAACAAAACCGACCTGATCGAAAAAATAAACCAATCTTGCTGGAACAATCTTATCAAAAGTCCTTTAATATCCGGCGATTACTTGAATAATGTTGACCGGGTATCACTGGATTGGCGCGAAGTCCTCTCTGAGTATGGTTCGTTGAAAGATGTTTGTATCATTGCCGATCCGCCATATCTATATACAGATAATAGCGGCTACTCTAATGAAATAACAGCTAGTGATACGCTTGACCTCTTTGAAATCTGTTTAAACAGTAACTCCTATATGCTCTTTACTACAGGGCGCCTTGACATCATTGATCTTGTATTGAGACTAGATAAGAAAAAGTCGAAAGAAACACATAAAATTATTCGCAAGTCAAAACTGAATGCCAAGTTAAAAAACTATCTGTCCGAAGTTTGTTACTACAAATAATTCAAGATAAGGAGTCCCTAATAATGGATCAAACTTATATCAACATGCTTTTTACTATCGCTATGGCTATTATCTCAGGCGTTCTCACGCTTTGTGGTAAATATCTTAATGAGTATAAAGAAGATCTTGTAAAACGAACTACGGATCAGGACTCCAAAATTATTGATATCGGGCTTCGTGTCGAACGTCTGCGCGAAGATTTCAACCGCGAAGCTCTGCATGTCCAGCGCGACTTTGTGACCAAAGAGGAATATATTGCCATGATCAGCAAAATAGACTCTAAACTGGACCGTACACTCAGCGCCTTGCATCGCGTGGATAAAACCCTGGCGCAAGTTGTCGTTAAAGGAGAACAGAATGAATAACATCGAACGTATTGAAACAAAAGAGCTGCGCGGACGCATCCTCGCAGTGCTTGACTATAACTATCCGGTGGGCCTGAGCGAAAAGCTTGTGCTGCAATCGCTCGTTGCAGCCCGCTTTGATGTCACCAGGCGCGAACTTAAAGCGCAGCTGGCCTACCTCTCCGAAAAAGGTTATGTCACGCTGCAGCAGGTAGGTTTTGCCGATATCGACCTTGCCCGACAGATGGTCAAGCTTACTGTAAGCGGAAAGGACCTCGTAGACGGTAACATTGATCCTGATCCGGGGGTGAGCGCGTGAGAAGAAAAACTCAGCAGCGCAGCCACAGCAAAATATCAAAGCTGCCGGCAGCAGTGCGCGAAGCTGTAGATAAACTTATCCTTGGTGGCAAAACATATGACGAAATAGCCGAATACCTGCAGCATATGGGCGAAGATATCAGCCGAGCCAGCATTGGACGTTACGGGCAAAAGTTTTTAACCCAGATGGAAAAGCTGCAGCTTTTTCGCGATCAGGCCCGCGCTGTGGTAGACTCCGCCGGCGACCGACCGGCACTGGAAATCGCCGAAGCTGCCAACCAGATGGCTCTGTCGGCCGTCATGGAATACATCATGGAGATCGACTCGCTAAAAGGCGCGAAAGCAACCGAAGTCATCAAGGCCCTGGCACTCTTGGAGCGCAGCGGCGTACAGCGAGAACGTCTTAAACTAGACGCCAGGAAAAAAGCTGACGAGGCGATCAAAAAGCTGGAACAAGGCACGCCGAACATGGCATCGCTGCCGCCGGAGCAAATGACTTTTATCAAAGAAGTCATCTACGGCCTGACAAATTAAACGCCTTGAAAAAGGCGTTTAAATGCTTTTTAACCAGCAAAAGGAGGGACTATGCAAAATAAACCTCAACCGTTGATACCGCTTTTGCCATACCAGCAGCGCTGGATTGAAGACAAAAGCAGATTCAAGCTTGTCAACAAAGCGCGCCAGACGGGTTTTTCCTTCGCCGTAGGACTTGAAGTGCTGCTTGACGCCTTGGAACGCAAGACGCTCTGGGTTCTGCTTTCTAAAGGCGAACGCCAATCACGCGAGCTTATGGACAAAGTGCAGATGCATGCGCGGGCCGCCAGTTACGCGCTGGAGGCTGTTGAATCTGATTTTAAAGTAGACAACCAAAGCTATAAACAGCTGGAGCTTAACCTGCCCAACGGCAGTCGCATCATCGCACTGCCTGCAAATCCTGATACCGCCCGCGGCTTTTCCGGCAACGTAGTATTGGACGAATTTGCCTTCCATAATGACTCTAAAGCTATCTGGGCAGCACTTTACCCGACGATCACACGCGGATACAAGCTGCGCATCGTATCAACTCCTAACGGTGTTGGAAATCAGTTTGAAAAGCTTGTCTCTGATCCTGATAACGGCTGGAGCAAGCATGAAGTAGATATTTACCTGGCCGCAGCTGAAGGACTTGACGTAAACATCGAAGATCTGAAGCGCGAAGCCGGCAGCGAAGATACCTGGCTGCAGGAATACTGCTGCAAATTTCTTGACGAAGCTTCCAGCTTCCTTACCTTTGACCTTATCAACAACTGCAGTATCGGCAACGTCCTACATAATCTGCCCGCACTATTGGATCCCGATGCACAACTTTACCTGGGCTTTGACGTTGCCCGAAAAAAGCATCTTTCAGTCATCTGGCTCCTGGAAAAAAACGGCGACCAGTATAAAACCGTTTGCGTCAAAGAGATGCAGGGCCTGACCTTCCGTGACCAGCGCAAGCTGTTATATGAATTTCTCGACCTGCCAAACCTTTACCGGGCCTGCATAGATGCTACTGGCATCGGCGCACAATTAGCAGAAGATGCCAGACTCGACTATGGCCACAAGGTAGAGCCGATAACCTTTACCGGTGCGACCAAAGAAGATATGGCCGTACACATCCGCGGACTTTTTGAAGACCGCCTGGTAACGATCCCAAAAGACGACCGGATCCGCGACGATCTGCACAGCGTCAGAAAAGTAGTTACCTCCGGCGGCAACATTCGTTACATCGCCCCGGAAACAGACGACGGACACGCCGACCGCTTCTGGGCGCTGGCACTTGCAGCACACGCCGGACGCACCAAATGGCAATCTGCCAAAGTGACACCCTTCAAGATCAAGTATTAGGAGGACTAAAAATGAAAAATGACCGCATTGAGGAATATAACCTGCTAACAGACGCCTACTATGGAGACCGCGGCTTTTTTAACGGAAAATATCTCGCGCCGCACCAGCGCGAATCGCCGGAGAAATACCGAAGCCGGATCAATCTTGCCTATTACCTTAATTATACGGCTCCCTGCGTCAACGCGCATGTCGACCCGATTTTCAAGCGTGACCCGCAGCGGGAATATTCCGGGCAGATCACCCCGCTCTGGGAGGATTTTACAAAAGATACAGACTTTGCCGGCACAGACCTCAGTACGCTCATGAAACGCTGGGCGCTGGCAGCAAAGCTTTATGGCGCGGGTTATGTAGTCTGTGACAACACCCCGCAGCCCGGCAGTACGATCGGCGAAATGCTTGAAAGCAAAAAACGTCCCTATGCGTACCTGCTGGAGCCCGACCGCGTCAAGGAAATCAAAGTGGACAATAACGGTAAGATCATTTATTTTTCTTTTTTAGAACGCGATCCCAAAACCAAACGTGATTTCGTCCGTATTTTTACTGATAACGGCTGGCGGCTGCATGATGGCGCGCGCCTGATTGACAAAGGCGAATATGCTCTTGGCCGCGTTCCTGTTGCCAGGCTGACGAGCCGTGAGCTCAGTCCCTTTGATATGTTCCCCGCCAGTGAATTTATCAGCATCGCCATGACCAACCGCAGCATTTACAATAAATGCAGCTGGCTTGATGACATCCTGCGCAATCAGACTTTCAGCATCCTAGCCTATCCTACGGCCAAGGCAGAAGATCTGACGATCGGTACAGATAACGCCCTGGCCTACCCGCCGGACGCCAGGCATACCCCGTCTTTTATCGCGCCGCCATCAGAGTGCGCGACAGTGCTTGCCAGCCAGATCCAGATGCTGCAGGAAGAGATTTATCGCATGGCTGTCGTAGTAAACGTAACAGGCGTCCGCACGCAATCCTCAGGCGTAGCCAAGCAATGGGATTTTGAGCAGACCAACCAGCTGCTCGGCAGCTTCGCTGAAAACATCAGCGTTGCCGAAACTGAACTGGCAGAACTGTTCGCGCTGTGGCTCGGAATGCAATTCGACTATACATGCACTTATCAAAAAGACTTTTCCGTATCTGATGTCACAACCGAACTGGCTAACGCGGAAACCGCCAAAGGGCTTAATTTCGGTGAAACTTTCAATACCGAAGTACTTAAGCGTGTTATAACTTCCTATTTGCCTGATATCAAAAAAGACCAGATCCGGGCAATAACCGAAGAATACCGGCACCAGGCGACGCTTTCCAGGCTTGACAGTACGCAGGCCGAATAAAGATGGACACGACAAAGCTTTTAAAGCTGATCCGGGCCTACCTGTCAGACTGGCGTGATGCAGCAGCAGATGCAGAGCAGCTGATCGCGGCAAGGCTCTCTGCAGGTGATAATATCGAAAAAGCAGTAGATTCAGCGATCAAAAAATATCCTGATCTGTTTTTTCTGAATGATCTTCCTGAGCTTTTGGCAGATGCGGCAGCCATAGGCCTTGGAATAGCCGATCCCGATTTTATCACTGCAGAGCAGCGCGGCTTATTGATCAAAGCAGTCGAAAAACCGTGGACGGCAGATGGCGTAAAGCTATCCGCCCGGCTGCACGCAGCAGGACGTGACATGCGCGCCCAGATCCTTACTATTGTTGGCCGCTCACTGAAAAACGGCTCTGACTGGCGTACTGCCGCCAAAGCACTCTATGATGGCTACGGAGCCGGCCAAGTGATTCCGGATCAGGCTATCGCCGGGTATATGGCAAAACTCAGGCGCTGGACACCGGAAAACTACGAAGAGCAATCCCGGCTGGCTCGAATTGCTCTTCGCAATATCAACAGACTGGCTCAAAACGGCGCTCCTAATACCGCCCTGAAATCAGCCTACAATAAACTTCTTGAAGCTGCCAGGAGCGGCAGCGAGAAAGCATACAAAAATGCGCTTTATGTGGCTCTGAATGAAAAATCCAGATACGTGGCCGAACGAATCACGCGTACCGAAAGCAGCCGTGCCTGGGCAGACGGTTTTTTTGCCAAAACACTGGCCGATCCTCTTGTGGTCGCTGTCAAATGGCATCTGAGCAGCCGTCATCCAGTTTACGATATCTGTGATCTGTATAGGGCAGCTGATATGTACAATCTGGGATCAGGCGTTTATCCAAAAGATAAACTGCCGCCGCTTCCTGCACATCCCCACTGCTTATGCTGGCTGAGCGAAATATTACGCGGCGAAGTTGATTTAACGGAAGCTGCAAACAATGTCGACAAGGCAGTAGATAACTGGCTGCGCGGCCTGCCGCTGGAGAAGCAGCGCCTTGTACTTGGCGTCTATGGCACAAACGCCTGGAAAACCGGTGAAAGCTGGAAACCCTACCTGCGCGGCTGGCAGGGCCTTGTCAGTCCGACCAGCAGATTGGATGCCGCCCTTGTGCGCGACCTGATGGAACGCAACCTGGTCCCGCCCTCCGACAGCCATCTTGCTGCTATTGCAAAATCACAGGGCTTAAGTTATACTGTAGGCAAACAAGGTTATGCTCGTTGGTTCAGTGATGACAATAAACCAATCTATCCAATGTTTGACGGATTTTACGGAATTTTTTCAACTGAAACTTTGAAAGCAGGCAGTATAATCATTGATCGCTATGGAAAAGATACTGGCAACTTTGTAAGCCCACAAGGAACCGCATTCGGCGAAAGATCGCTGCCAGAAAAAAGCAAGATCGACGAATATCATATCTACCGTGTAAAAAAAGACATCCCGGGAGTTTTAAGCGGCCGCACCGCTTCATGGTTCAGCCAGCCGGGCGGCGGCTGGCAGTATAAGTTGCCGGGTCGAATAATGAACATGGCTGATTATCTGGAGGAGGTTGACAACCAATGACAATTAAAGAACTTGAAAAAATATTGATCAATGAAAAAATCAAGCGCGCTGATTATGAAATAACCGGTGAAAACTACCTCCGCGGTTATGATGGATTTATTATTCTTCCGGCTCCAAAAGGCAAATGGGAACTCTACTACATGGAGCGCGGGCAAAAAGACTTGCTCGGAGCATACCCTACCGATCACGCCTGTTGCATTGAATTTCTGCGCTACATGGCACGCAGCTATCCGCAGCTTGAAAAGTATCTGCCCAAAACGGCAACCGCATAATCGCAAAATACTAAACGCGTTGAAAAGCCGCAAAATTAAATAAAAGAGATAATAAGATCAATCCTTCGGGATTGATCTTATTTTTTTATGCCAGCGCAAAGCATAAAAACCTGTTTTAAGCGTTTTTATACCTTATCAGGATAAATACCTTGCACTAAAATCATTTAAACGTTTTTAAAAGGTGTTTGAACGATTTTAAACGGGGTTATATTTAATCCCCCGGGCGTAAAAATAAACTGCCGGAAGGACGAACCTGAAAAATGATACCTGAAGGACTTTACGGAGAAATCAAAAGGCCGCCCGAAAAAAGTATCGCGGCCGCGATCAGAGATATTGAAAGCATCTGTGACTATATGGACCTGAAAGCGACTTATCGCTACGAAGAAAAACAATTTGCCCTTAATCTGGCGCTAAACATCTTAGAACAGATACAAACAGCACAAAACCGGCAAGAGCTTCAACCTCCGGCCGGTTGACTATAAACATCCTCCTTTCTCTTTGCGGCCGGCTACGCAACCGGCCGCAATCTGAATCAAAGGAAAACTAAAGCTATCTGGAGCGGAGGCTCTGATATAAATGCGGCGGAGGCCGAAAATAAAAAAACGGAGGCAAAAATGGATCTAAAAGACATTTACACAAAAATCGAAGCCACTGAAGGCGGAGCTGACCTTGTCGCCGCAATCAAAAGTGAAATCGAAAAACTAAACGCGGAAGCGAAAAAACACCGCGAAGCCGGAGCAGCAGCCCAAAAAGAACAGGAAACTGCTGCAGGCAAGTATGGCGCTATCTTAGAAGCATTGGGAATCAAGGACACAGAAAATGCAGCGGTTCAGGCCAAGGAGCTTAAAGCTGCGATAGATGCTTTTTCTGCATCCGGCAAAAAACCTGATGAAGTTGCAAAAGAGATCAGCAGCCTGACAGAGCGTCTGGCAGGTATTGAAAAGGAACTGACAGACACCAGGGCAGCTAAAGAAGCGGAAACGGTCAAACGTGTTGCCGCTCTAAAAAGCAACGGTCTTATGCAGGCGCTTGCCAAAGGCAACGCCGCAAATCCGGAGGCTATCAGCAAGATCCTAATCGACGCAGTGACCGTTGGTGAAAACGATGAGCTTGCCATGCAGCAGGGGGAAAACTCTGTCACTATCGAAGATGGCGTTGCCGCCTGGCTTGCAGATAACGCCTGGGCGGTAAAACTGAACGCCTCCGGCGGCAGCGGCAGCGGTGGCAATGGCGGCAGCTCCGGCGACGCCTTTATTGATGGTTTTGATAATGCATAAGGAGGAATACAAATAATGGCAATCAATTACGCAGCGAAATATTCCGAGAAAGTCGACGAGCGCTTTGCGCTGGCGTCTCTTACTGCCCCGGCGGTAAATAACGATTTCGACTTTGTCGGCGTACAGACCGTTAACGTCTACAGCATCCCCACAGCGGGCATGAACGACTACTCCATGAACGGCACCAGCCGTTACGGCATACCTGCAGAGCTGCAGGACACTGTTCAGGAGCTCACGCTTACCCGCGACCGCAGCTTTACCTTTACGATCGACCGCAGAAATTACACTGATACCATGATGACCAAAGAGGCTGGCAAGGCCCTTGCCCGTCAGGTCAACGAGGTAATTGTTCCGGAGATCGACACCTATCGGCTGGCAACGCTTGCCGCAAATGCAGGCGGCAGCGCAACCTCTGCCATCACCAAAGATAACGCATACAGCGCGTTTTTAGATGGCAAGAATAACATGATTGAAAATAAGGTCCCGGCAGCAGGCTCTGTTGCTTATGTATCGGCCGCGTTTTTTAAAAACATCAAGCTGGACAGCAGCTTTATACAGGCCAGCGACCTGGCGCAGAACACGCTTATCACCGGTCAGCTGGGCATGGTAGACGGTACGCCGATCATCCCGGTTCCATCTACTTACCTGCCTGAAAACTGCGCCTTTATCATCACTCACCCTGTAGCATGCTGCAGCCCGGTTAAACTTGCCGATTACATGATCCACGACAACCCGCCCGGCATCAACGGCTGGCTTGTAGAAGGTCGCGTTTACTATGATGCTTTCGTACTTTCCAGCAAAGCGAATGCGGTATACGTACATATGATTGCATAGGAGGAAGCTAAATGGAACTTACTAAAAAAGGAAAAAAAGTAACCCTCAAAAGCGATGTTCAGATCGCCGCCTACAAAAAGGCTGGCTGGAGCGAGATAAAAGTGAAAAATCCCAAACCCAAACCTGACGGGGCCAGCGCCGATACTGCGGATAAATGATAACCATCCGGATCACCGGTGCAAGAGAGCTGACAGAAAACTTTCGGCAGCTCTCTTGCAGAAGCCGGGAAACTTTAACTATAGCGCTCAGAACCTCGCTGCGTGATGTCAGGGACAGAGCCCGGTTAAATCATAAGTTCACGACCCGCAGCGGCGAAACAGAGCGCGGGATCGAATATGACCAGACAGGCCCACTATCCGGCGTTATCGGCGTAACAACAAAAATCGGCATCTACCAGCATGAAGGTACCGGCATTTATGGAGCCAAAGGCCGTCCGATAGTAATACGCCCCAAAAATCGCACAGCTCTCAGATGGGCGACCGGAGCAGGCTTTGCTTTCGCCAAACGCGTGACGATCCAGGGCATTAAAGGTGACCCTTATCTTTACCGCGCAGCCAGAAAAGAAACTCCGGCTATCAAAGCAAGGTTTGCTGATGCTATCAGAAAGGCGGCAAAAATATGATCTATATTACAGCTGACGATATTACCGATGACATTCTTGTTGTCGATCAAAGTGATATTGATGCGGCAAATGCTTATATAGCATCACTGCAAAATAAATTTGGGCTGACCGATGAAGAAATCGCCGTCCCGCTGCCTTATAATATCAAACGCCTGGCCGTAGTCTACGCCTGTTATACTGCCGCACTTGACGCGGTTGGCACTGACGCCACCGAAACGATCGGTGAAAACAGGCAGCGCATCGACATTTACGAGCAAAAACGCAAAGCCTATTATACAGAGCTGACCGCTCTTTCCGGCCTCGTTACCGCCTCTGATTTCACCGGCGCGGTTACAGGCGGGACAGTAAGCGTAAAACTCGGGAGGTCTTAAGATGAGCCGGCGACAAGAAGTAACAGACGCTATTGAGCGCATCTTAAAAGATGAACTGCCGGAAGTACCCTGGACAGTGCTTGTTAAAGGCATAAAGCGTTCCAAGCAAACCGAGGGCACCATCAGCTGCGACGAAGTAAATTTCAGCTTTGACGCTAAAGGCAGCAGAAATGCCCGGGCCCTCTACTCTATCAGTGCTATCGCCTCTGGGGACAGCGTCGATATAGATGCCCTGGCAGATAATCTGGACAAAGTGATACTAAATAACCCGACCCTTGATAATTGGGCAACAACAGCCCGGATCACGCAAATATTTTTTGGTGTTGCGCAAGGACGCGAAGAAGCGGGAGCTTTTATTGCCTACCTTGATGTAACCTATGACAGTAATTAACGGAGGTAAAAATGGCAGCACAACGACCAATACGCCCGACAGTAGATAAAAAACTTATGGGCCGCGAGGTACTTGTTTTTTTAGATTACGGCGAGGGCGCGACCTATGCCGATCCGGTATGGTCGCTCATCGGCGGCCAGCGGACTGCAGATTTTAATAATAGCGCCGATGCGATCGACACATCTGATAAAAATTCTAACGGCTACGGCGACAGCGAGCCCGGCATGAAAACGACAGAAATCGCTATGGAACTCATTATCAAACCGAGCGATCCCACGATCGGACAGCTTTACGAAGCTTATGAAAACAACGAGGCTGTCGATATCCTGCGCTGGGTAGATGGCGGACGCAGCACCCGGAACTGGTATTCGATTACAGAGATGAGTGAATCTGCAGCATATGACGATGCATCTATTCTCTCCCTTACACTTACAGGCAAAGGCGAGCCGACAGTCATAGAGGATATGGCTGATCCGCGCGAAAGCGCATAAACGCAGCAGCGGGGATCGCTCCCGCTGCTTTTTATTTAAAGGAGGCAATATAAATGGAAAGCAAAGCAAGACGTACTGTAGACATCAACATCTTTGGCCGCGAACATCAGCTGAAATTCACAATAAACGCCCTGGAAATGCTGGAAGCAACCACAGACGACAGGAGTATCACTGTCACAGCCACAAAACCGGTATGGTCCATGAAAGATATAATCTCAGGACTACACGCCGGGCTAAAATGGCAGCTGCCAAAACTGACACGCGATCAGGTAAAAGATGGCGTCCAGGCACTTTTGCGTGAAACGTCCATGTTTGAAATCCAGAGCCTTATTACAGCCGCTATCGGCCTTTCCGGCCTGGTGTTTGGCGATGCGGCGAGAAGCCCGTTTGCCGATATTCTTTCAGAGGAAGCGGATAACTCCGCCGAAGGTGAAAACGAAAAAAAGTAACACGCATCACGCACTGGCTGGACCGTTGCCTTTGGACGGGCTATACACTGCGGTTTACGGCTGAGCAGATTGCAGCCTTGACGCCATATGAGCTTTTTGCCCTCTGGGATGGGGAAAAACTCATGCGGCAAACCCGGCAGCTTGATCTGGCAAATCTGGTCACCGTCCATTACCTGAACAATCACCGCCGCAAACATGCCCGCATTATAAAAGTTGAGGATCTGTTTACAGATGGCCGTTTCAAGAAGAAGCGCGGACGCAGTGAATTCACAGAAGAAGACTGGCAGCAGTATAAACGCATTTTCGGATAAGGAGGAACCATGGCAGAAAAAATAGAGGTCCAGATAAATGGAGAGAGCCGCAGCTTTGACGCTGCGGCAGCAAGGGCAGCCCAGCAGGCTGCGCGGCTTGAAACTGCACTACATAATGCTGCTGCAGCAAAAAGCAGAGCAGAAGCAGCGGCGGTTAAAGCTGCGGCCGCCACCCAAAAT